CAGTTCCTTGTTCTCAAGAAACTCAAGCATATGGTCAGCCGTTTTGGTGCCCATAGCACCTTTCATACGACAAGCCACTGCTTCTCCACCACCTACGCCAGAGTAAGCCTCCATATTAGGACCTACCTGTTCGATGTGATCATCAGCATCAAATTGCTCGTGAGTAATACGCTGACCAACACACAACACTGCCTTGACATTGGTGCTTGCCATCATCTCATTTGCTAGTGGTATTGACTGACGCAACAGGTCAAGTTGTAACCTTGACCATTCGTCACTGATTTTGCTACCCTCAGCGTCTGTAATTGCCTTGAGTTCTTTCATTAGTTCATCCATTAGCGCTTTCCTCCTTGTAGGCGTCTCATTAGTTTTTCTGCTTGTGTCACATTCATTACTTGCGTTACACGATACCTGTTCTTGATGTACTCAATGTCTTTGAGCAAGTTATGGTTTGATGAGTTACCAGCAGCACCAGTAACTTCGCCATCGCTTACCCAAATGAGTGGTTGTGATGAACGCTCCCTAAGTGATGCACCATAGATAAGTGCAGGACCATCAACACAGTTATTGCCAGGCACCGTAGGTAATGTACGCACCATACGACCTTTCTTAGCAATAACCCAAGTGTTTGGCTGAGTTGACTTATTGAGTCCACCAGAGTACATAATAACTGTTGCCCCTGCTGAACACTTAAGCAAACGATCAAGATCATCCTCAGACAATTGCATTGATCCTGACGCGTCAATAACTACTACGCCTCCCAATGCCCTTGTCTTACGAGAAAAGATACGCCTGTCTGGATCAGTAACAATCCTGTTGATGTATCTTGGCTCTCTGCCACTGTCGTTAGCTATAGTCCTGCGACCAAGTTTGCCAGTGTGATTGATGCTAAGTTCAGGCTTGGATACAACAAGTTGTTCCCAATTGCCAATCAAATCATCTCTCTTTGGATGCGCTCTGCTTGGCTTATCCAAAACTCTCTTTTGGTCTCGCTCAGCCCTACGCTCACCTGCTTCCCTACGCACATTGTCAGAGTAGTTGTCTATCCACTCAGCAAACTGCTTCCAATATTTGACAGAACGCTTCCTGCTCCAATCGTTTGGGTTATTGATACCGGCTAATCGAGTGCCATATCTGCTGTATCCGTCATACATCAAGTCAATACAAGTTGACTCAAAGTCATTGAGTTGCATCTTGATGGCTGGATCTTTGACAGAGCGCACTAGTTCTGTAAATGCGTCTGTGCCTACGTGAGACATAGCAGCAAGAATTGCCTGCTTTGGTGGATTACCTTCGCTGAGATAAGCACTAAGCAAACCAGTATCAACAGTTCCAACGCTTGGATCTTCGCCAAATGCGTGTCGATAACGCACATTCGCAAATATACGATTAGCCGTCTCAATGCTGTGCTCTGATACGTGCCATTGCTTGGCTCGTTTCTCTGCGTAGGGCAAGTCGTAACGACTACGGATAAGCACATAATCACGAATGATTGCGGCTGGCTCACTGTCACCTGTTGGTGCTTTGTATGTGTTTCTCCCTGCCTTTGTCTTGGCAAAAGAAACACCAACAGCGTCTAGTGAAAACGCTTCCCCAGTACTTTGGTAAGTTTGGGTTTGGATCATCGGTCTGTCTGGTAGTACTTCTGGTGCTACCACATTGACTGATGCTTTCTTCCTAGCGATACCCATTAAAACACCTCCTTGTTAGGTGATACTAGATCTGCTGACTCTGCCGAAACGATAGACAAAGAACTGATGATGCTCTTGGCAATGCGTGGTAGGCAGATGTGTGCTGATGACTTGAGGTCATTGCTTGCTGTCAATAGTTGCGCAAAGGCAAAGAATGAACGCAATGAGTAACGATCTGCGTCATCTCGCATTGAGTATTCCAATGCAATGTCACGCAGGTTCTCTGGCAATGCCAAGATGGCATCAGGGTGTGGCTTTTCGATTTCTACACGAACAACCAATCTGTCAAGTACTGCTGGTGACAAATCGTCTGGCTCTCCGTTCATCGTTGCCACAACACTAAACCCAGCAGCAGGGCGAATGATCTCGCCTGTCTCTGGGTGTTCGTATGAACTTGACGTAACGGTGTCAATGATTGCCATAAGCCGTGACTCAATGTCACCGTTTACACGGTTGATTTCGTCTACAACCAAGCGACCACCAGTGCGCCAAGCCTTGATGGCAACGCCTTCCTGAAACTTCCAGATGCCGTTGTCGTTCTGCTTGTACTTGCCGATCATATCGCCGTCTGTCATTTCGTCTGTGCAAATCAAACGGTATGACTGTTGACCGTGTAGGTGATAGTTGAGACCAAAGTAGGTCTTGCCTGTACCTGGCTTGCCGTAAAGCAATACCCTGTCCAGTCCGTGTTCCATAGCGAAGTTCGCCATTTCCCAATCTGCTATTGCTGGTGCTTTCGTTGATGTTGCCATTTTATTTCCCTGCTTTCTTGTTGGTGATTACTTGGTTGTATAACTCTCTACATTCGTCAGCAAGAGTGCCTGACCCGTTGGTTTCTGTTTGTGGATTGCCCTTGTCATCCTTAAAGCGAATGACAGAGATGATGTTTTTGTCATCTACTGCAAGAGACAAACGAACTCGCCTACGCTGTGCGTGTTGGCTTGGTCGTACATCTTCTTCATCATTACCTAATGGTGATGCCCAACCACAAGTGACAATGATAAAGCGTGGCTCAATGAACGCTGTAAGCGCTTCCAAGACATTCTCATCCTTGAGAAGTTTGTAAACATCTCCGTGACTAGAAAGAAACTCGGCATCGCCATTGTCATCCAGATAGTAAATACTGGCAGCAGACATATCAAAAGCACTTGTATTTGGCTTTTTCCTGTCTGCTTTGTATAGCTTGGCTTCACAAACCCCTAAGGCTTGCGTGGTGGATACGGACATAATTTGCTCTCCCTTGCTTGGTCTGTCTTGGGCTGGTTGCCCACTCTCAGACTGCCGACCCGACGAACGACGCCCCCCAAGTAGTGCACTACAGTATTAAGCCGTAACGCAAAACTACCCCCCAAACTAATGCTTGAGGGGTAGTAATGGCAGTGGTGGTGGTGGTGGTGGTGGTGGTGGTGGTGGCTACTCCGTAGCGTAGAATTCGGAAAACGTAGACACAACTTGGTCACGCAATTGCGAATACTCTTCGAAATTATTCTCAATCATGTGGTACGGCATGTCCGAGAATGCAGCTAATAGCCTGCCCGGTGTGTTAGTAACAAACTCATCGCTGCTGATATCTATCACACTGCTAGTTACTTGACCGGTACCAAGAGTCCTGACGTACCCATACATGTAGCCGGATGTGTTGTTGAATAGCATGATCTCAACGTTTGTTGAGCCTCCCAATCCAGCATACGCACCGAATCTAATTGCTGTTGCTGTTAGTCCCGGCGTTGTAAACGCTACTACTGAAAGAAACTCTGACTCCAGCAGGTGGGATATGTTGTCATCGGATGCAATTGGTATTGCCATGATTGCATCTTCGTCAGCTGCATCGACAAGCTCTCCGGTTAAGGCAGCATTTGCTTGTTTGGCAACAATGGCATACAGATAGGTATCTTTACCTGTGCGTGGGCCGGCTGATAGTTGTCTCTCTATCTCACCGTATGCAGCTAGAAAGTATTCTTGTGTTCCTGGCTCTGTCATGTACTGCTCCTTTGTTTGTGGCGGAATCCCGCCGTTGTCATCGTGCCGAACGGCCGAACGACGCCGGCTAGAGGCTTAGGGTGAGGCTAATATCGTGCATTGCCTCGTCAACCTCAGCTTTGGTTAGCTGTGATGCCATATGTACTGCTGCTTCTCTTGCTACATCTCTTGCTGCCTCGTTGGTGTTATTCAGTACTTCCGAGATCAGTTCTTTCAATACGGTTACGCTTGGCTGGCTCATGTATTTCCTCCATTGTTTCTCCGTTGCGGGAATGATTATATTGATTGTGACATACCGGTGGGTATGTTTTGATGTGTGTAGTGATCTTATCTCCACATTTAGGGCATTGCCAGTTAGTCATACCAAACAGTCCTCGCATTTTTTAACGTAACCTTGTGTGTCACCCAAAATACCAAGTTGTGTGAACTTTGGCGTGGTTACAACGTATGCGCCGTCTATTTCTTCCCAGCGTTCTCCGCTGTCCCATCCAGTTCCACCACAAACATCACAGTTGTTTACAGTGGCAGTCATCTTGCTTTTGCGGCCGGCACGGAACACTTCTTTAACCCTGTGCAGGCTAGGAAACGATTTGTCTGCCTCAAGTACGGCCAAAGCAGCCTTAACTTCTTCTTCCTCCACGTTGAGTATAAGGTACTCGTCGTGCAGCCAAGCTTTTTTTACTGTGTTCCTAGCAATGTTGTCTTTGGGAAAAAAGCCACACAGCCTGTCCACAAATAGCTCAATGTACATTGGTTTCATAGTTCTACTCCCTGTTGTATATGTATCCGTAGTCGGTCAATTACGGAGTTTTGCTCTTTGATGATATCAAGTGCTTCGGCGTATGCCTGGTGCCGTTGGGATAATTCCACTGACAACAAGGCTTTCTCCTCTCGAAGCCTGTCTAGGGCCACCTGTAAATCCATGCTTACTTGACTTAAAAACTGCTCTTCTTCGCTCATTTCTTGCTCCTTGTAGCCAATTCCTTTTGGAATTCGGTTATTACATGAATCAGTATGTCCGTGTCGGAAGCACCAACCCAGGTCTTCTCTAACAAGCGTATCGCATCAACCAGTACCCGTGTTGGTATCATGACACCGGCCAACGCTTTAACCCAAGCAACACAAGCCTTTCGGCGGGTGTTTTGCCACCCCACACACCGTGTGTCATCACGTTGTCGTTTGCATATTCCAAACAGGCGCGCTTAACCGTGCATGATTTACATACTGCCTTGGCTGCATCGATGTGCTTTTGGTTGTAGCCAAGCTTGCCAAAGAAAATGTCTCCGGTCATGCCCAAACAGGCAGCATCTTCTCGCCATTCCCAGCTTTTGTTCTTGAGTGACCAGGAACTCAATATCTCCATTGACAGCTCCTTGCTCCGTTGTTGCTTAGTCTGCTGAGGCTTCTTTACTCTCCCCATGGACTAAAACTATTGCCCGCTGCTTCGTACACTGCTAATGCTGCCATTAGATTGACTGCCGGGATGAGTAACTCGTTGCAATCCTTGAGTATCTTTTGCGCCTGTAGGTACCCCTTGAACGCGTACTTGTTTGGCAAACACCACGTTTTGTCGTTGATTTGCATAAGGCCATAGTCCGAGGAGCCGTCTTGATTTAATGTAGAGTTCAGCGCACCAGGCCGGCACCTTGACTCTCGGTGCATCAATCTGTCTAATGTAGAAAGGTTCTGGATGCGCCACCCTACAGACAGCGCAAGCTCTCGCCATTGTGGACACAAGCCTGATTTTTTCGCAGCATGAGCAACGCCCGATGGCATAACTGACATAATCAAGGACATGGCTATAATCGTAAGTCGTTTCATATGATTCCTCCGAGTTTATCATTTGAGACCTGCCTTTTTGAGTAATTCTACTAGTGCCTCTAGGGTTAACACTGCGTATTGTGAGCCGGCATCACCGTGTCCACGTCGTTTGGCAACAACGATACCGTATTCTGCGTTGGCATTTCCTCTCTCTACTTCGGCTTCTTTGAGCCAGCCTGAAAAGTTCAAGGTCTTGTGATCCTTGCACTCCCAAACAAGCTTTTTGTTTGTACCGGCTATGTCACCTTTGTCGTGCACACCACTGAGTGTTCTGCGCTCTACGTTTGGATAAGTAGCTTTAAGGTAACCAACAATCAATGTTTCGAATGCTGTGCCTTTGGCTTTACTCTTGCTCATACAACCTCAATCCATACACGCATGGATCTCCGCCTTGATCCCACTCATCGAGTTCTTCGTCTGATTGAGGCAAGCCTTCGTGTGTGTTGCACACAGCAGCAGAACAAAACTTGTTTTTTATTCCGTACTCTATCCACTCATGAATGTTCATGGATCTCTTTCCAGTCGGCGTGACTGCCAAGCATAAGTCTTTCATCAGGTCTAAGCGCAATCCATGTTGGACTGTCCGGATCACAAAGACAGCCAACCAGTGTCAAACCATTACTCCTAATCAAAGAAGCACATTTTTGACACTGGATGGTACGCATCAGAAAGGATCTTCGGGTGGTGATGCTGGTGTAACTGGCACTGCTTTGAGTGCTGTAATCAGTTGGCTAGCTTCTCCCATTGAGATGTCATTAAGAGAAGTAATGGCCCGACCAACAACTACGCCGGCGTACTCGTTACCTTCTACTTCTGTCATTCCTTGGCCTCTGATGATGGACTTGATGAGTCCAACCTGCTTTGGTGATGCACCAGCTCCTGGGTTCTTAATGGTTGGTGCTGGTTTGGGAACATTGGAAACCTGTGTTGACCCATTAAACATGCTGGCAACTTGATCCGGATTCAATTCTTGCGGTCTTGCTGCTTGTGGTGCTCGTTGTACCTTTTCCATCTCTTCGCGACTAGGGCGTGAACCCTTAGCTGCGTAACCACAATTTGCGAGAGCTCGGCCGATGGCACTGGTCTCACAGTTTTCCACAAAAGAAGTTTTATTGACCGGACTACTGTTGCGTGTTTCTTCTGCATAGCCACTGGCTTTTGGTCGTGCGTCGTCCGCATGGAAGTACACATCGCAACGGAAAACAACCATTGATTTGTCTGCTGTTATGTCTTCCATCATTGTTGCAATGCGACCATCCGGATGATCGTGCCAAAACTTAACAAGTCGATCTTCGACTGTCTCGTAATTATCTAAGTTGAAGTGTGCCATTGTTATTTGCTCCTTTTTGTTGTTCTTATTGTTCTGTACTCTGTCTGCTTGATGTATTTTTCTGCTAGAGCTGGGTGTTCCGACTGGAACCTTGTAGTGTCGAACGATGATTTCTTTGAGACTTTCCAAGTAACCACTTTATCTCCGTTTATTGAGCCGACATCACAGCCCTTGAGGGCCATTGCTATCTCGGTCTTTGCGTGCTCCTCCAAAGCAGCTGCCTCCGTTTTAAGAGTACGAGCTGTTTCCAATAATTCCAACACCACAACAAAACTTTCAGGCAACTCTGCGGTAGATGAGTTTGATGGGTTGAGGTAGCTTGCGTTCTCGTAACTCATCTGTGCGTTTGGTGGTACCACACCTGCGTCAATATAACCAAGGAACTCTTGGCAAGCAGCAATATGGTTTTGTTTTTCGTCCGATGTAACCACTTGTGTGTGACGATGTAGCTCCAAGTTGCTGTCAAAGATACCCCACTCAACCCTGTCTGAGTCTGCACAAATTGCCTGATGGACTCCCTGCCAATACCACATCGGGGGAAGTGAACCAGTCCACATCTTCTTGGATGTTTTGATCTCAACTGGAATGCCGTCCGGTGTTATGCCGTCAAGTGTTGCAAGCAACCGGACTGAGTTTCCGTCCGTGTTAAACGCGTAAAGAACGTCCGGTGTCGACACCTCTATATGTTCAAGGTCGGCGAACCACTCAATTAAAACAGGTTCAAGTCTGTTCCCGCGCTCCATTGCCATGTTTGCTTCTTTTGGTGTGGGCGCGTTCTCGGCGAGAAGTTCGATCGCAAGATCGGCTGTCGTCATATACGGGTTTTCCCCGTGAACTGCTGCAGCAACCGACGCGGTTATGCGGGCAAGCCCGTCTTCATCTTTCCAGCGCGCCGTTAGCCACTCTTGGCTTCCGTGGGTTGGTTTAACAATCGTGTATCTGTACCCGTTCATAATTTCTCCTTTGTTTAAGTATCCGAACTGATTGAATCATTGCGATCGGTATGTGTGTCACGTTACCAACCGTCTCCACCTTTGGCAACTCGGAATCAAACATTGTTCCGCACAAAGTGATGTAGTGTTCTTGGCAATCTTTCCATATGTAGCCAACGGTTCGCGCTATTTGATCTTCCGGTTTGTATGTGGACACTGCGGTCCACCCATTCTCTGCATCATATGCATCTCTCCATGTCACTTCCAGTAAAGTCCACGGTTCTACTGTGTGTCTGTTTAGTCCAGCCAACATGTGTACTCCGCAGTAACACGACCTTTGTCCGGATCAATAAAGTGAAGTCGCTGTGATGGTTTGCCCACTGCAGCTATAAACGCACGGGCGTACTCAGAGTGTGACTCTGTGCTGCCGGTAACAAAGATTCTTCCTGCATTTGCCATGGTCAGTGTCATTGGTGTGTGCCAGTGACCCATGTACACATCTTGGAACGGCTCAACAACACCGGTTGACCAAGCGTTGCACTTGCGCAAGATTCCAAAGGCCGGCGTACTACCACCGAATGAGTTGATCTCGTCTCCGTGCACCAGAAGGGCTCTGTAGTTTCCTACTTCAACGATCTGGTACCAGTCATTTGACATCTGCCAAGTAACATTTTTGAGATCCTTTGTTCGCTCTGATGTAATTTGATATGCCATTCTGTCGATGTTGTCGCCTGATGGCATGTCACCTTTGCGACCCAATCGACCATGGTTTCCAAACTCGCACACAACATGCACCTTGGTAAAGTGAGCGCTAAGTCGTTGAAGCATTGACTCCATAATCCCGGCAACTTCAAACAGCTGTGTGAATAGGTGTGCTTCAATTTCATACGCTTGGCCCGGAAAAATACCAACGCCTTCTACCATGTCTCCCCCAAACATGACTACGCACTCGTTCACCGGATGGTGCGACCTCTGAATTTCTGTCAGAGAAAGGACCTTCGTCACTAACTGGTCTATGCGTGTACGGCATGTAGTTACTCCATAATCTGCTGTTCGCTTACCAAGCTGCCAATCGGTTGCATGGACTAATGCTACTTCGGGGTTTTTTCCCTTGGTCATTTTGTATACCGGGAACTTTGGTGGTTTGCCAATAGCAAGACTGGCGTCTTTTGCTGCCCTGTATACGGCTTCAATGTTGTCGGCGGTTTTGCGTTGCGATCTTGCCGTTGCAAGCTGTGCTGTTTTTAGGGCCCTTCGTAACTCGATGATTTCTTCCGACTGGCTGAGCACCTCGTTGAATTCACTGGTCATTTTGTTGATCCTTTTGTTACTTGTTTTCTCCATCGGGACAAAGTGCTTGGGGATATTACGTATCCGCACTCTTTTAATGTCGCGCAAAGAACTGGCGCGCTGATTGCTATGTTTTTCAGTGCCTCCATAAAATCCCGATAAGATTCCGGATCCAATGTTTTTTGAAGATCTACTGCGTGATCGACCTTCCTCTTTGTGCTTAGCTTCTGACTGAATAAGCTTTGCGCTGGTGCTGTTGATCCTCGGGTCATTTGTCCTCCGTTGTGTAGCGATACAACCATGATACATCATGACGCATCAAGATGCAATGACCCGGGGAGATGAACCTCCAACCCGACGAAGGAGGCTCACCTCAACCCAGACAGTCACAAGGGAAAACAAGGGAGGAAAACCCTTGTGCACTGTTATTCGCAGTGTAGCAGACTCGTGCTTAAATGGCTACACGTTAGGCTTTTTTGTTGGTTGGGAGGGGGCACACTTTGTGTGCATATCTGGAACCGATTGAAGGGATTGCCTCCGCCCCACCCCCCGGCCTTCAGTCAATCAGATAAAAAAAGAAATTGCAACTATTATTTTTGGTGGTTTTCCAGATGCCCCGAAAGCTTGTCAGAAACCTTGTCTATCTTGTCTTCTGTCCGGTAAATAGTTTTGTGCATACCCCTTAAAATCCCCTGCACTACAGCGTGGTCAGCTTTGTTTTCTTTGCCTAGTTTGGCAACGACTATTGCTAGCAGACCAAAACTACCAGTAACGACAGCAGCCCAAACAGCATCCATGTCATACGGC